CAAGAACATAAGTTTTTCAATGAGAATTCGGTATGCCCTACATGCACACAGTCTATTGAAGAAGAGTTCAGAATAAATAGGATTAGGGACGCTCAAAATAAAGCAAAGGAGTTGCAATCTGGTTACAAAGAGCTGGAAGAAGCAATTAAAGAGGAAGAAGAGCGAGAGCGTCAATTCATTGCTCTATCTAAGGAGATTACAAAATTAACGCATGGCATTTCTCAAAACAACATTAAGATTTCTGGGTGTAGAAGACAGATCCAAAATCTGGAATCTGAAATTCAAAGAATTACCGAACAGTTACAAAACAGAAATTCTGAACATGAGAAGTTAAGTTCCTTTAAAGAAAATCTAAAAACTACATACGAAGAACTAGCCTCTAAAAAAGACAAAATTAACTATTACGACTTTTCGTATAGTCTACTTAAAGACGGTGGAGTTAAATCCAAAATCATTAAGAAGTATCTACCGCTGATAAATCAGCAAGTCAATCGTTATCTACAAATGATGGACTTTTACATTAACTTCACACTTGATGAGGAATTCAACGAAACCGTCCAGTCACCAATTCATGAAGACTTTTCATATGCTTCCTTTAGCGAGGGTGAAAAAATGAGGATCGATCTTGCACTCCTCTTCACCTGGCGTGAGGTTGCAAGAATGAAGAACTCAGTAAATACAAATCTTCTTATCATGGATGAAGTTTTTGATAGTTCTCTTGATGGTTTTGGAACAGAAGAGTTTCTTAAGATTATTCGTTATGTAATCAAAGATGCAAATGTTTTTGTTATCTCTCACAAAGTTGGTTTGGAAGACAAATTTGAAAGTGTCATAAAGTTTGAAAAAGTCAAAGGTTTTTCCCGTATGGTGGCCTAAACCACCTAAGAACAATGCAAGTACCAAACTGGAAGCATCATTCCAAGAAAGAACAGAAACGAAAACTTAAACCTCAAGCACTGAGACAAGCAAAGGCAAGACTCAAGGCATTTAAGAAAAAGCACTCCGAAAGGGGTGCTTCTTTTATAGGTATAAACTAGTAGGCATAAATTTTTATTAAGGTTTTGTTGGAATATCCATATATAATGGTAGAATGTTGGAGTGAGAGCAAATGAATCTAAAATTTACTTTGTTATAATATTCTTTGTGCGTGGAGGTTATCATGCATAATTTAATTTCATTTAATCAATTAGCTTATTGGCATAATATGGAGTCTTATGATAAGGAGAATGAAAATGATTTGATTTCTGAATACTTTGACTGTTTGACTGATTGTGATGAGGATACACAGACGTGTAGGAAGGTATGTAGAAGGATCCTTACAGAGTAACCAGTTAAATATACTATAGTCACCTCCCTTAATTGGGAGGTTTTTTTTATAAATAACTAAAAAGTATTTGTAAGATGGACTCAAAAGAATTTCGTAACCTTCAAGAAGCATATTTGGAAGTTGTTGAAAATCAACAGCAACTTGGTGAGGGTTATAAAGTAAGAAATGCTGCAAAAATCATGAACAAAAAAGACTCACTAAGAGCAAGTGGTAATCTCGAAAAACTAGGTCGTGCAGGGGATATAGAACGAAAACTTTATAGAAGAGATTTTTCCGCTCAAATTCCAGATGCGAAAGAAAGATTAAATAAAACAAGATCAGATAAAAGAAGTAAGTTAGTTTCTGATAATAATGCAAAGAAAAAATCATTTCCTAATCGTTTAAGAAGAAGTGATAAACAAGGTATTCATGATAGTTATGATTATTACGACATCATCCTCTCACACTTACTTGATGAAGGATATGCAGAAACTATTGAAAGTGCAGAAGCAATTATGGTGAATATGAGTGAGGAGTGGAAAAACTCTATTCTTGATTGAGACCACTTTTCAAACCGTCTGAGGGGTGCCCACAAGGCACCCTTTTTTCGTATAATGGCTTCATAAGCAACAGAGAGACCAATGACCGTCAACCACGAAATCAAATCCCAACTCGCCAAACTGCTTGCCACTGAGGATTTGGTGGTGGAGCACAAGAAGGTCTCTACGGCGTCTTTTGACGTGTTGAATAGGGTTCTGACCCTTCCTATGTGGGAACGCGCTTCCAGCACCGTATATGATATGCTGGTGGGGCATGAAGTGGGCCATGCACTCTTCACTCCCAGCGATGAATGGGGGTTTGAGATTCCAATGCAGTTTGTCAATGTAGTGGAGGATGCTCGTATTGAGAAACTGATGAAGCGTAAGTATCTTGGTATCGGTAAGTCTTTCTATCGTGGTTATAAAGAACTGAACGAGCAAGATTTCTTTGATATTGCTGATGAGGATATTTCCAAGTTTAATCTTGCTGACCGTGCCAACCTTTACTTTAAGATTGGCAACTTTGTTGATGTTCGTATTGAGCAAGGTGAAGAGGCAGAAATTATTGATCTGATTGCCAATACAGAAACTTTTGCTGATGTTCTGATTGCTGCTGAAGAACTTTATAAGTATTGTAAGAAAGAAAAGGAAAATAAAGAAGAGTCTTCAGCAGAGCAGAATCCTGAGGGAAATACTCAATCTGATGGGGGTTCTCAGTCTTCTGAAAGTCAACCTCAGGGCCAATCTGAGGGTGGAGAACAGTCTACGGAACAAGAATCTGCTGAGGGTGAGGAGCAAGAAACTGAAAGTTCCGAACTTGAAGTTAAGACTGCAGAATCTCTTGATGATAAGTTGAAAGAACTTGTCAATAACAATTCTTCTGATACCACTTACGTTGAGATTCCTCAGGTGAATCTTGATACCATCATTGGTAAGAACATTGAAATTCATAATGAGATTGATTGTTTCTTTGCTCGCCAACAAGAACAGATTGATGAGCATCACAAGGAAAACAACTGGGAAACTGTAAATCTTTATGCTGGGACAGATGTAGATTTTCGTAAGTTCAAGGTATCTGCTCAAAAGGAAGTTAACTATCTTGTGAAGGAGTTTGAGTGTAAGAAAGCAGCAGACTCCTATGCCCGTGCTACAACTTCTCGCACTGGTGTTCTTGACTGTACTAAACTTCATTCATACAAGTACAATGAAGACCTTTTCAAGAAAGTCACTACTCTTGCTGATGGTAAGAATCATGGCCTAGTGTTTGTTCTTGACTGGTCTGGTTCCATGGCAGAGGTCATGGCAGATACTATTAAGCAACTCTATAACTTGATTTGGTTCTGTAAGAAGGTCTCTATTCCTTTTGAGGTTTATGCCTTTACTAATGAGTGGCGTCGTGGTGGATATGACTACAACACTAAACAGTATCTTGCTGTAGACACTACTCCTCATTATGAGAAGAAGGATGGTTTGTTTTGTGTTGACCCTAGTTTTTCTATGATGAATATTCTTACCAGTAAAGTTTCTGGTAATGAACTTGAGCACCAAATGCTTAACATTTGGCGAGTTGTATATTCTTTTGCTCGTTATTCTTGCGGATATACTCACCCAACTCGTCTTGGTCTTTCTGGAACTCCTTTGAATGAGGCATTCATTACTCTTCATCAAATTCTACCTAAGTTTCAGAAAGAGAACAAACTACAAAAAGTTCAGTGTATTGTTCTGACAGATGGTGAAGCAAACTATCTTCCGCACCACGTAACAGTTAAAAGGTATGCTGAGCCTTACATTGGAACTAAGAATACCTACACAAATACCTCAGTTCTTCGTGATCGTAAACTTGGAACTACCTATAAGTTTGGGTATGGGTGGAATGCTTTTAGTGATACAATGCTTCGTCACCTGAAAGATAAGTTTCCTTCAGTAAACTTTATTGGTATCCGTGTTGTTGAGGGTCGGAATGTGAATAGTTTTATCAAGATCTATCACAATCAGCATTCTGACGAATATAGTAAAATCCAAAAGGATTGGAAGAAACTTGGTAGTTTTGCTATCAAAGGTTCTGGGTATGATATTTACTTTGGACTTTCTTCCAGCAAACTCTCTCAGGAAGTTGGGTTTGAGGTAAAAGAAGATGCCACAAAGACTCAGATTAAATCTGCTTTTGTCAAATCTCTTAAGACTAAGAAACTTAATAAAAAAGTTTTAAGTCAATTCATTGAATTGGTGGCATAAAATCATAAATATTTTTATATGTTCATTTCAAAATAAAAATGAGTAGATTAGGTAAAATTTTGGGAATAGGATCAACTCCATCTCCTGTTCCAGCAGTTGTTGAAGCTCCTGCAGCTCCAGTAGTTGAGGAACCTGTATCAGTAGAGGAAACTACTGAACCTGTTAGAGCAAGAGATGAGAATGGTCATTTCGTTGCAGACGATCCAAGCACCCCTGAAAATGAGGCATGGGTTGGTGGAGTTTCTCCTCAAAAAACTAGAAAGAGAACCTCAAGAAAAAAGTGATGTGACAGCCAACTAACTGTCCACTCTGCCCCTGACTCTGCCCCAACTCTGCCCTATAATAGCTTCGTTGAGACAAACACACGCATTTCGTAATGGCACTTTCCACTGACTACATCCGCACTTCTCTTCAGTCCCTTTATGGTGACAGCATCGCAGCAGGAGATATTCGTGCCTGGTGTGCTATGAATGGAAGTAACTACCAAACTGTCACTAACAAACTTGCCCAATACAAGGTTGGTCGTGGCAGTTGGGATCTTACCGTTCGGGAACAAATGGAGCAAACCTACCAGTCTAGCCCTGCAATTCTTCCCGAGCGGGAACAGCAAAATCTTATTCCTGAGAAAGATGATACCTTCGTCAAGTTTGGCAATTTTGGCGACATTCGCAAGATTATTCAATCGCGTCTCTTCTATCCCACGTTCATTACTGGACTCTCTGGCAATGGCAAAACGTTCAGTGTTGAACAAGCATGTGCCCAACTCGGACGGGAACTTATCCGTGTAAACATTACGATTGAAACTGATGAAGATGACCTTATCGGTGGTTTTAGGCTTGTTGATGGGAACACTTCATGGCATAACGGTCCCGTCGTCGAAGCACTGGAGCGAGGAGCAATTCTCCTTCTGGACGAAATCGACCTTGCTTCCAACAAAATCCTCTGCCTTCAGTCTATTCTAGAAGGCAAAGGTGTCTTCCTGAAAAAGATTGGTAAGTATGTCCGTCCTGCTTCTGGGTTCAATGTATTTGCTACTGCTAACACTAAAGGAAAAGGTTCTGACGATGGACGCTTCATCGGCACTAATGTCCTCAACGAAGCCTTCCTTGAGCGATTCCCCGTAACTCTAGAGCAAGAGTATCCTACTCCTGCAACTGAGCAAAAGATTCTTGAAGGTATTGCTCTGGATCTCAGTGTGGAAGATCGCGTGTTCTGTAAGCGTCTTGTAGACTGGGCAGACATTATCCGTAAGACCTTCTTTGATGGTGGTATTGAGGAAATCATTTCCACTCGCCGCCTAGTTCATATCATCCGTGCTTACAGCATCTTTGGCGATAAGGCAAAAGCAATCCAAGTTTGTGTGAACCGATTTGATGAAGAAACTAAGCAAGCATTTATGGAACTGTATGACAAAGTTGATGCGGACTTCCAAATGCCAATTGACGAACAACAACAAAACTGATATAATTTCTATTGAGGAAACTATGAAATCTGATTCTATGGATCAATACACTATGAGTTCTAATAGTGAAGGTATGATTGACATTAATAAAACTCCAGTTAATCACCTTTGGAGGTACAATGAAGATCAAATCCTTAAAGATATTAGTGATTATGTGACTAGCACATATCGTAGTCACTATACTGCTAGTGAACCAGGATTCCGTGATATTCAAACTATTGATTTGATGGCTGCTAAGGATCTTGCTTCTGCATTCTGCCAAGCAAACATTCTTAAGTATGGGAGTCGTTATGGTTCTAAGGATGGTAAGAGTAAGCAAGACTTGATGAAAGTCATTCACTATGCTATGCTCCTTCTTCATTTTGATGGACATTATAATCGCACACAAAATGGTTTGAATGAATTCCGCTGATTATGAAACTTTTGGAAAAAACTATGAAACTCTCTGACAAAACTCTTAACCTGCTTAAGAATTTCTCTTCCATCAATCAGTCCATTCTTTTTAAGGAAGGCAATAGTCTCCGTACTATTTCTGTTATGAAGAATATTCTTGCAGAAGCAACCATTGATGAAGAACTGCCAAAAGACTTTGGAATTTATGATCTGAATCAGTTTCTGAATGGCCTCAATCTGCATCAAAATGCAGAACTTGATTTTAAGAATGATGGTTATGTTGTAATCAAGGAGGGTAAGTCTCGCTCGAAATATTTCTTTGCAGACCCAAATGTAATTATTACTCCTCCTGAAAAATCAATCAATCTTCCAAGTGAAGATGTGTGTTTTGTTCTTGATACTAAAGAACTGGACAAACTTCTCAAGGCAGCAGCAGTTTATCAACTACCCGACCTTTCTGTCGTTGGTGAGGCTGGAGTTGTTAAACTTCTTGTTCGCGATAAGAAGAATGATACTTCCAATGATTTTTCTGTGATTGTTGGTGAAACTGATGAGACATTCTCTTTTAATTTTAAAGTTGAGAATATCAAGATTCTTCCGGGAACTTATGAGGTTGTAATTTCTTCCAAACTTCTTTCTCGCTTTAAGAGTACAACTTATGATTTGGTGTATTATATTGCTCTGGAACCCGATTCCACTTTTGGTTGATGAGACACTTTCTTTTTACTCTAAAGGATTGTTCGGCAGTCCTTCTTGATGATGAGAATTATTTGAGGGATGTTCTTTATCATACTTCAAAGGAGTGTAAGTCAACTTTGCTTGCTTTGAACTCCCACAAGTTTCAACCTCAAGGCGTAACTGCTGTTGCTATGCTTGCAGAATCTCATATTAGCATTCATACTTGGCCAGAAAAGGGAATGGCAGTCTGTGATATTTTTACTTGCGGAGACCATACAAATCCAGAAGCTGGTATGGAGTATATGAAAAAGGTTCTGCATTCTAAAAAAATAGTTAGTAATGAATTTGTGAGGCCATTAGAATGAGAGACTGGAAACAAACATTCGAATCATTAAACGAAGAACAGAAACATAAACTTGCTGTTCTTCGTGTGATGGAATGTACTAACGGTGTAATTCAGTATGCCTTCAGAGATGGTTCTCAAAATGCTCTTTCTGTTGAAGAGACTAGACGTGCTATGAAGTTCAGTATGGGTTGCATTAAGAGAATGCAAATTCCTCTTGGTGAAGAAACCATGGTGTTTGGTGATGATCTCAAAGAAATCTTTGGTGAGATTCGGGACTTATATTTGAAAGGTAAGACAGATCTAAATTCCTTCTCTGAATTCATGGAAATTTCTATCTGCATGTATAATGTTCTGGGTAAAGATAGAATCCTTGAGGCACAAAAAGTTTTGTCACAACACATCACCGAAATTGCTCCAGAGCATTTACAATTGGGTGTGAACTACATTATGCAATTCATTAAATGAACATTTTTGTGACTTCTTCTAACCCTTGGGAATCTGCGAGGGTACTACCTGACAAACACATCGTTAAGATGCCACTCGAAACTTGTCAGATGCTCGCTATCGTTGCATCTGACAAGTGGGGACATGGATTTGGCACTCTTCCCAAAGCAGACGGTACGCCGTACAGCACTGAGAAGGGTGCCTTTCGCAATCATCCTTGTACCAAGTGGGCATCTGAGTTTGTAATGAACTGGAACTGGCTCATCGCCCATGGATTCGCTCTCTGTGAGGAGTATGCGGCACGCTACGGCAAGGTTCACACCTGCTTCAGCACCCTCCTAGCAGCGCGTGAGATCTTCCCTACAGGAGACCCCACAGGACGCTCTGGGAAGAATCCTACGCCCTTTGCAAGGGCAATGCCCGATGAGTATAAGTTGGATACCAGTATTGATACTTTTACGGCTTATAAGATGTATATTGCATCTAAGCCTTGGGTATCTGATAACTACCTCCGACTTCCCTATCGCAAACCTGAATGGGTATGAACACAATTAATTTTCTAGCTCCTATAGTTACTATAATGTGTCTTGAGGGTTATGTTTATAATGATGGACTTATCTGCTTGAGAGAAACTCCAAGATATGATAGAGTGCAGTATTATAAACCAGGAAGGTCTTGTTATGTGAATGGAAATTTCTACAAAGATTGCAAAAATGCCCCCGATCCAATTTATTGATTATGAAAACAGTAATAACAGTTGATGATAATGGAGTTATCACTTTCCCCAAAGGATACCTTGATGGACTTGGTTGGGAAGAGGGTGATCTGTTAGAATGGATTAACCACGAAGATGGTACTTTTGAATTGAGGAAAATTGATAATGTGTGATGAATTCTTGTGGGTTGAGAAATATCGCCCAAAGACTATTGAAGATTGTATTCTTCCAGCTGCAACAAAAAAGACTTTTAAAGAGTTCCTACATAAGGGTGAGGTTCCAAATCTTCTTCTTGCTGGACCTCCTGGAGTTGGTAAGACAACAGTAGCAAAAGCACTTTGTAATGAATTGGGAGTAGATTTTTATGTCATCAACGGATCTGACGAAGGACGATTTTTGGACACGGTACGGAACCAAGCAAAAAACTTTGCTTCGACCGTCTCACTTTCTTCGACTGCAAAACACAAAGTCATCATCATTGATGAGGCAGATAACACAGGGAACGACGTACAACTCCTCCTACGGGCAAATATTGAGACGTTTTATAACAACTGCAGATTCATCTTCACCTGCAATTACAAAAACAAAATCATCGAACCACTCCACTCAAGGTGTGCGGTCGTCGATTTCTCAATTAGTGGAAAAGCAAAAGCAGAACTTGCTGCAGAATTCTTCAACCGTCTCAGGACTATTCTTGAGGAAGAGAGTATTGAATATGATCCAAAAGTCCTTGTGGAGCTAATCAATAAACATTTTCCTGACTGGAGACGTGTTTTAAATGAGTGCCAAAGGTACTCAACCAGTGGCAGTATTGACTCTGCTATTCTTGCTTCCTTTTCTGACGTAAATATCAATGATCTCATTAAAAGTCTCAAAGAAAAAAACTTTACGGAAGTACGTAAATGGGTCGTCAATAATCTGGACAATGATTCTGGTGTACTTCTTAGGCGTATTTACGATGCTCTTCTTACATCCTTGGAAAACGCTAGCATTCCTGCTGCTGTCCTCATTGTTGCTAAGTATCAGTATCAAATCGCATTTGTTGCCGATCAAGAAATTAATCTTCTGGCGGCCTTAACTGAACTAATGGTGGAGTGTAATTTTAAATGAATGTAAAACTTATTCGTATGTGGTCGGGCGAAGATGTAATCGCTGATTTAACTGGAGACAATGATGATACTATTACTGTTGTTAATCCTATCGTTGCTATTCCTGCTGGCCAAGGTCAGATGGGATTTGCACCGTGGTCTCCGCTTCTCAAAGGTAAAGGGGAAGAAATTGAAGTAAAAAAATCTTATGTTGTATATATAGCAGATACTCAAGAAGAAATTGTAGATCAATACACTCAAATGTTCTCTACAATTGCTACCCCACCATCCAAAAAACTTATTCTTTGAATAGTTAAAAATATTATGATAGTAAGTGAGAATGATGCTGTTTGGGCAGCTGATGAATTTATAAAATACTTTTCCCAAATGGGAAATATTGAAGATTACCTTCGATTTGTAAAAATGGAGGTAATTAAGTCAAGTAATATGCTCTTTTCTCTTGAAGATGAATTCTTTAATGAAGACATTCATCCTCAGGATATGGAGTTTGATATTAAGTTTGTTGGTGATAGATTTCAAAAGTCTGTCCCACAAGAACATTATAATACTCTGTTGAAGGCAGTTTCTTCACATAACAATGAAGCAAATATTCCTGGTAGGGAATTGCGTTGGGTTATCTATGAGAAGAATACTAAAGGTGTTGTTGGATTTATCCGTTTCGGATCTCCAACTATCAACTCAAAACCAAGAAATGTTTGGTTGGGAAAGGCACCCAATCTTTCCACATTTAATCGACATGCAGCTATGGGATTTGTGATTGTTCCATCACAACCCTTTGGTTACAATTATCTTGGTGGTAAGTTCTTAGCACTTCTTTGCTGTTCTCATTTTGCTAGAGAGACTTTGAACAAAGTATTTGAGAAAGACATTGCTTTGTTTGAAACAACATCTCTTTATGGTTCTACTACAGATGCATCTCAATATGATGGTCTTAAACCATATATGAGATATAAAGGTCTTACTGAAAGTAAGTTTCTACCACTTTTGCACGATGAAGTTTTTCATAGACTTCATGATAGGTTCACTCTATTGAACAACAATACTCCACTTACGGATAAAAAAGCATCATCCAAAAAGATGAAGAGGCAGACAAAAATGATTTCTATCATTAGAAACTCTCTTCAGGATAAGGATAAACTTGCAGAATTTAATTCTGTTATTGGCGCAGCATTTAATCTAACTCAGAAGAAGAGATTCTATATCTCTGATTATGGGTACTCAAATGTTCGTGAAGTAATTCTTGGAGAGCAGGATCAACTTCTTCGAGGCCCTAACTGGGATAAATTCTACTTAGAAAATATTACTTCTTGGTGGAAAAAGAAGGCAACAAAGAGGTATGAAAAACTCAAGCAAGAAGATAGGTTCAGAACAAAGGTCGAACTCTGGACAGAAGATGACAATATTCAGATTATTCGATGAGTTACGAACTTAAAGATTGGTTGAACTCAATCAACCACACAAAGCAAAATCTGCTTGAGGAGGATCCATCTTCTATAAGTAAGTATCCTCCATATATTGTGAACAGATGTTTGTCTGGTCATCTAGATTGCATAATGTATGCAAATGAAATGAATATGAATCATAGTCTTAGTAAGGACATGCAATATTCATTTTACCTAAATAGTCTGAGGAAACGGAAGAGATTTTCTCCCTGGCTCCAAAAGGATAAGGTCAAAGATTTAGAGTGCATAAAACAATACTATGGATATAGTAATGATAAAGCATTACAGGCCTTGAAAATTCTAAACAAACAACAAATTGATTTTATCAAACAACGACTTGACACAGGCGGAAAAAAATGACTAATCAAACAATCGAACCACAAGTAGAGTGGTCTTCAAACATGATGGTGGAAGTTGTTCTAAATGAACCTGACGACTTTCTTAAAGTACGCGAAACTTTGACTCGTATTGGAGTTGCATCTAGAAAGGAGAAAAAACTCTATCAAAGTTGCCACATTCTTCACAAACAAGGACGTTATTATATTGTCCACTTCAAAGAACTTTTTGCACTTGATGGTAAACATGCAAATCTGAGTGTAAATGATGTTCAGCGTCGTAATCGCATCATTCGCCTTCTTGTTGATTGGGGACTTATTTCTCTGGTTGATGAGGAATCGGCCACTGACATTGCTCCACTGAACCAGATTAAAGTCCTTGCTTACAAGGATAAGAATGATTGGATTCTTGAGCAGAAATATAATATTGGTAAGAAAGGAAAGACTCCTGAGGCATAAATAAGACTGAGACCTTTCGTGCGGTCTCTACAAAAGTCGGAACACCGTATAAAGAGGTTCGGTTATTGCCGTTCCTCTTTTTTTGTTATCTTGTATAATTAGTAATGAACGCCGAAAGGGTTCGCACAACACAAACTCGCTTTAAAAGGAGCTACAATAATGACTAACCTTACAAGGTATACTAGTGCCGACTTGTCTTCTCTTATGGACAAGATAAATAGAAATAGTATTGGTTTGGATGAGTACTTTGACCGTGTGTTTAAACTTCACGAAACCACGTCAAATTATCCACCATACAATCTAGTTCAGGTCAGCAACGTGGAATCTCGACTTGAACTTGCTTTAGCAGGATTCAAGAAGGAGGAAGTCTATGTCTACACCCAAGATGGTAAACTCTTTGTTGAGGGCCAGAAAGAGGATAAAGAAACGGAAACCCAGTATCTGCACAAAGGTCTGGCTCAACGGAGTTTTAAGAGAGCATGGACGCTCAGTGATGATACGGAAGTTAGATCAGTTGCTTTTGAGGATGGGCTTCTGACAATTGATCTTGGAAAGATTGTTCCAGAGCACCACCAGAGAAAAGATTATCTATAAATCCTAACACAATAGGTATAAATGCGTAGCAATGAATACAGAAGTGTATCACAGTGATACAGTATAATATAGATAGTTATGTACTTTGGAGGACGGACTATGAACTACA